TCATGACTTGCGCCTGGACTTATGTCGAATGACTTGCGCCCGATCCCCCACTTTTTTGCGACTTGCGCCACCGCCACGAGGCGACTTGGCGCCGAACTGTTCCCGCGGCTCGATACCCTATTCCCGACCCCAATCCTCCAAACCTGTCATCTCTTGTTATCTCTTGTCATCTCTTGTCGCCCTTTGTCTTTTTTTGTTTTTTTTCTTGACAAGTTTGTCTAATCGTGATATATTATTCAGCATGGAGCATCCATTGGAAATCCAACGTATAATATCTTACTACTTGTCAATAAGTATATATATCTATATCGTATTGAAGGCCGGCTGATCTCCAGCCGGCGCGCAAGAAGAGGCATGCCCGCTGCTTGTGGGGCGAATCAATGATTTCGAGGGGCGATTTGTGATAGCGCAGTGGGATGGGGATGCAGTGCTGGATGACATAATATAGGAAAAAAAGGCTTGATTTTGGTCTATTTTAGGCATTTTTTGGCTGGAAATGGAGAAAAAGCCATATTTTTACTGTTTTTTTGGGAAAAAAGGTTGAAAAATGATATGTAAAATGTGTAAACAAAGAGGAAAGACCTGGGAGGGAGCTGATCCGCAGTGCGCGTTTGAAAATGGCATTTTTAGCTCTGAAAATTGGAACTGCGCCACAGCTGATGAGGCCTTGTCGAAGCTGATGCTGGTTAGGAGCGGAAAGGTCATAGAGAGCGCCAATTCGTATTCGCCAAACAACAGGATGGAGGAAATCAAGGCAAAGGAGTTGATAGGATGCCAGGTATAATTTTTACGGCAATATTATTCATCATCGCGGTGGCCTTGATGGTGTATTGCTATAGGCATTAGAAAGGAGATGAGATGTTTTGGCTATTTGCGGTAATTGTGGGGTTTGTTTTTATAGTGCTTGCAGTAAAAGAGGAAGGTGATGATATAGCAGGATTTTGGGGATGTTGCGCAGCATTTTTTTTGATTGTAGGAGGAATTGTCTCTCTTCTTCTTATAATGCACGGAGTTAGTATATACCCTGATTTAAAGGGTCAATATGAGGAAATAATGGCTTTGAGAAGAAGGATAGAAGGCATTAGGGAAAGTTATTACAGCGAGAAGCTTCCAGAGCACGCTATAGTAGCAGGCAGCTTGACGAATCTTCAGCAGTCAAGCAGATTGGCAGAGTATATCAGTGAATTAGCCCAAAAGGAGGCTCATTATAGCAATGCTTTGGCCCGGGCCAAAATATATAAAGAGGCACTTGTTTATAGATTTTTTGGGTGTGGCACCTTTATATTTAGAAGGATATATGAATTAGAGGAGATAAAATGAAGATACTGGATGTTATCAAGGTCGGGCCTTTCAATTACAAGATAATGCAGAACTACCATTTCGGCTCCGGCTCGGGCCTCGAGGGCCACTGCGACCACGATGTGCTCGAGGTGCACATCAGGGGCAAGGACGTAAACGGCAAGGCCCTGATGCCCGCAAGGGTGGAGGAGATATTCATCCATGAGATGTTGCACTGCATCAGTTACGTGTACAACAACAACAGCCTGTCCGAGGAGGTGGTAGAGCGACTGACCTTCGGGCTTTACCAGGTGCTGAAGGACAATGATTTACTGAAGGAGGATTAGAGATGCTGAGACATTTTGAGGATGATTGTGGAGGTGGAGGAAGTTATATTGATTTAGATGGAGTGGTAGCGATATGGAAAGATTGGGATAGTCATGATAATTTTTAAATTTTCAAACAATCCAGATAAAAATCATTTAGAGTTTAAGACTCAAGAGAAAAGAGACACGGTGTTTCTTAATATAAAGAATATGATATAGAAAGAAGCCGGATATGATTGTAATAAAGGATGATTATGGGAAGTACTATGGTATAGATTCAGATAATATAATATGCCTTGATAAATACAAATCTAGTGGTGATAATTTTGGTTTAGCTATATATATAAAGGGTTCCTCTCTATCTTTTGCCTATAAAAGCAAGGAGCAAAGAGATAAAGTATTTGACAGACTCATAAAGCTAAAAGGAGGCTCGAGAATGGAAGTGTTTAAAAGCTATCTCGCCAAGCACCAGGATAGCCTTATCACCCTGGCTATCATCATCTTGGTGGACCATTTTCTCTTTGACGGGGCATTGAGGGAGAGAATAAAGAGCTCTGTCGAGAAGATTCTGGGCCACACCGAGCAGAAGATGATAGGTGGTGATGCCGAATGAGCGAGAGAAAAAACAATTTCTTGGCGTTTCTGTTGGGGGTGGTTTTGTCCTACAAGCTGCTTCCATTGGCTATGCATTTGATCTATTGGGCAGTGATTATAGTCCTTGTAATTTTGAATCTTGTAAATATGACATCAGGTTGAGCTTGGGCGCGTGAGTCGAGTGGACGAAGACACCGGCCTGTAAAGTCGGCACACCAGACACGACGTAGGTTCAAATCCTACCGCGCCCACAGTTGAAGGAGGCATGATGAAAAGAAGGCAAAGCGAATTCGGCAAAGGCTTTATCTATAATCTAGTCCTTTTTGTCCACCACATAGACAACCTGCTGTCCCAGCGCATCTCGAATTGCGCCTTTGTGATGAAGCAGACAGAAGAGAGGAAAGAGAAGATACTTTCGGAGTTTCCAGAGAAGAAATATGAGTATGGCTTCAACAAGGAGGTCAAGTGGTGGTATGAGAAGATAGTGCCTATCTGGGACAGTCCAGAGAAGGCGTTGAGTCAAGAAATACAATTGTGGGCGAGCGGGGCGAGCGACCATCTGTACGAGATGGAGATTCCGCCGCAGTTTAAGAGGAAGAAACTCGGCAAGCTTGCTGGGTGGCTTCAGGATTTTGGATTGGAGATGGGGCACGGCATTATTGGAAACGATAGGATTTATACAGCCGATGACTATCAGAAGATATGGGAGACAGTCAAGGAAATAGTGCTGTTGATAGACAAGGAGCTAGGCGTCAAACCGATAAAAGGCGAGTGGGAATAGAAACAGGTAAGGTGAAGCTTACGTTTATCCCAACAAATCTAAGGAGATACACATTCGAATCACCTAAAGTCAAGCGGTGGGTAGAGGCCCGCTGCCTGGGCAAGACATTGAATCTTTTCGCCGGCAGGACAGCGCTTGATATTGACGAATACAGGGTGGACATCGACCCCGCCATGGTCGCGGATGTCTATATGGATGCGTATGACTTTGTGGCTAAATGCAAGGGCAGGTATGACACCGTATTGCTTGACCCTCCATACAGCTACAGGAAATCGATGGAGATGTATGATGGAGGCTACACAAGCAGATTTAGACTGATAGCGGACGAGCTCGTGCGGATCACAAACAGGGTCGTTAGCTTTGGATACCATTCTACATTTATGGGCAAAAAGCGCGGGTATGTTCTTGATGAGCTGTGCATCTTTGGCCACGGCGGGGCGCAGCATTGTACGATAGCCATTGTTGAGATAAAGGAGCAAGATGAGTAAGCTGATAAAGGTGACATTTGAGTATGAGGACCAGATAAGGGAGCTTGAGGGCGAGGAGGCTCGAAAGAATGGATATTTGTGAAAGAGCCCCGCCGGTTGAGTCTAATTTATTAAACAGAAGTCTAATTTATTAAACAGAAAGGAGCAATGTGATGTATCGAATTTGCAAGAGAAGCCCAAATTTGTCTGTCAAAAAGAAAGGCAAAGGCTATCATGAAGTGCCGATGGTCAAGTTCGGAAAAGAAGGCAAGTGTTTCTTCAATGTGGCCGCGCGAAAGAAGTTTTTAAAGAGAAATAAATATGCTGAGATTCTGGTGGATGAGATACGTGGACGCATCGCGTTTAACATATTGGAGCATCCGAGCCTCAATTCGTTCAAATTATCGCCAAACAACAAGAAGAGCAAAAGCTCTTCTGAGAGCCTGCAGTCCACTAGTCTCTCCAAGACGAAGGTCTACAAGCAGGTTATGGATAGGAAATTGCCAGTGGAGTATAATCACAAGAGGAAGCTACTTGAGGTAAAATTGTAAAATTTGTATTTTTATTTGACAAATATGTCATTTGCTGATACAATCCTGGATAAGAGATGAAAAACAAAAAAGATCTACATATTTTGGTGGATGAGGAGCTCTACGATCGGGTTAAGAGAATTGCGTCGAGGGACGACCGGAGCTTGACGCAGACCGTCCGGCGTGCTATAATAGAATACCTAAGGAAAAAGGGCGCGATAGAGAGCTGATTGTTCTTTGTTAATAAATTTTGGGCAGTGAGCAATGGGTTACTTCGACAGTTAAAATCTATATAGTGATAAAGACTATATAGTTGTTTAATGTGTCCACGGGGCACGTTATGTATCAATATGCGTACCAAGCACATACGATACAAGAGTGAAAACTCAAAGCGACGGAAACGCTTTAAAATTCCACCCAGCGCGGTTTTCTCTCAGAATATATATAGAATTTATAACGCATCGCATCCTTGAATATCCTGAGATTGGGGCTACAATCTCTCAGTAACCAATCTGTAGAAGCCCTATCCCTTTAGGGATAAGGGAGTAGTCACTCGGGCAGTGAGGATATGGGATACTTCGGAGATGCTGGATTCCCTATTCCAGTTAATGCGCCATGGCGCATTATGTTCCCTGTCCGGCTTACTCCCAATTATATCGATTCCCCCTAGTTATAGGAGGCGAACCATGCCGAGATTCAATGTAAAATCCAGCCAAGAAAGCAAGACCATCAATCTGGCTGACGGCGAGGCCTTCCAGGAGTCGCCCAAGCTAGAATTCATATCCATCCTTTTAACCTCTTTTATCAAAGATAAATACTATCGCTGTGCGGACGACACAATCAAGAGGCTCATCGAGCTGACGGAATCCATTCCGGACAAGAAGTTCATCGCCAAGACGGCAATCTATGCGCGGAATGAATTCGGGATGAGATCCGTGTCCCATCTGGTGGCAGGCGAGGTAGCCAGGCTGGTCAAGGGCCAGCAATGGACCAAGCGGTTCTTCGACAAGGTGATACACCGCGTGGACGACATCACTGAGACATTGGCGTATTATCTAGACAGATACAGGAAGCCCATACCCAACGCGATGAAGAAAGGCTTGGCGCGCGCGTTTGACAAATTCGACGCATATCAGCTGGCGAAGTACAGGGGAGAGGGTGCCGCTGTGTCTTTGGTCGACGCGATGAATCTGGTCCATCCGATTCCGACGGAAAAGAATGAGGCTGCGTTGAGGATGCTGGTTGCTGGAACATTGAAGTCAGAAGGCACCTGGGAGGCGAGGCTCACCAAGGCAGGCCAGGAGGCACAGGTTCAGGATAAAAAATTAGACAAGAAAAAAACATGGGAGGAAATAATTGATATGTGGATAATTACTTTACCAGAGGAAGATAGAGAACTGGAGACAGAATTTAAAAGTGCCTAAATGTATGATTTGCAAAGAAAATTTTAGACAGATTACTGGTACGCATTTACAGAGAAAACATGAAATTAGAACTGTAGCTGAATATAAAAAAATATATCCATATGCCTTAATTATAGACGGAGATATTTCTAATAGATTAAGAAATAATTTTTTAAAAACAAAAAATAAATATCCTGATAAAATTGGATTTAAGAAAGGAGAAGGTCAGAGGAAAGAATTTATTTCTTGGAATAAAGGATTAACTAAGGAAGTTGATAGAAGAATTTATAAACAATCGATAAATCAGAGAGGGCCATTTACAGAAGAACATCGGCGAAAAATATCTGAGACAAGAACTAAACGTCAAAAATATGAACATTGTATTAAGTGTGGTGTTAAGAAAGGAAAAACAACTAGAAAGTTATGTATTTTTTGTGCTCGAAAAAAATTAATAACGAAAAAAGATTATATCAATCCAATGAAAGGCAGAGAGATATCAGATGAACATAAAAGGAAATTATGGGGTGGATGGAAAACAAGATATACTAAACCTGAGTTAAAGGTTTTAAATAGTTATTCTAACCTTATTTATACAGGAGATGGAAAATTATGGATATCTTTTAGAGATGGAAGTTGTAAAAATCCAGATATAGTTTACTTGCATCCTAAATATAAAATAGCAATAGAGATATTTGGTGATTATTGGCACAGAAATGATGATCCAGAGGAAACTAAAGAGAAATATAGTAAAGTAGGATGGCGTTGTTTAATTTTATGGGAACATCAGGTAAATTAATGGTATAGAGAGAAGATTTTATGTGAAATTATAAATCAATTTATAAATTATGATGAATATTTTCCACATAGAGCAAAGAATGAGAAAGAATACGGTTCAATGTTTATTTATAATTTAAATAAATTTTTAATGCTTTAAAGGAGATATTATGATTGTTAAAAATTATTTTGCAATTTTAAGGAATCTCCGTAATATTTTAGAAGCTGAAGTAGATGATTATCATTTAAATAAAGTTATTAAGGCGCTATCTTTTGAACCAGCTATTAGAAAATCGCTAGTATTGCCTTTTAGATTCACAACCGCATTGGACGAGATAGAGAAGACAAATCTAGATGGAGCGAAGGATGTGCTGGTTGCGCTGAACAATGCAGTGGACATCTCGTTGAAGAACGTGCCGGTGTTCGAGGGCAAGACGCTGGTGGTTTTGGACCAGTCGGGCTCGATGCATGGCAGGCCCGCGCAGATAGGCAGCCTGTTCGCGGCAGTTTTGGTCAAGTCCAACAACGCCGATTTGATGACATTCAGCAACGACGCCAGATACAAGACAATAAATCCGATGGACAGTATTATCACTATCGCCAGCAGCCTTCGGAGAGCCACTAATGGCACGAACTTCCACGCGATATTCAAGACAGCAAACAAGGTATATCAAAGGATAATCATTCTTTCTGATATGCAGGGTTGGATAGGGTTCATGACGCCCGCCGCGGAATTTGCTGAGTACAAAAGAAAATACAATGCGGAGCCTTTTGTCTATTCGTTTGATCTAGCTGGCTATGGAACGTTGCAGCTGCCACAGCGAAATGTGTATTGTCTGGCAGGGTTTAGCGACAAGGTCTTCGATGTCATAAAGTTTCTGGAGACGGACAAAGAGGCGTTAATGCATGAAATTGAGAAAATCGAATTATAAGAATTGAGGTTAAGAAATGCCTACTATTCAAGGATATTCTGATGGGGTTTTTTGGGAAAGAAATGCATTAAACGAAATCAAAAAGAATGAAAAGAAGAAGCCAGACACCGAAAATCAGGTGGAACTGTCGGAGTAGTTTCCAAGCAATTAGGACATAACTTCATCGGCATAGAATTAGACGAGGAGTATTTCAAGATTGCAAAGAAGCGGATAAATGAAAATCTATAAAATCACAGATTTTACGGTTAGAAAAAGAAATCTCTGTTGAAGACATGCAGAGGATTGTTAATGCAAACGAGAAATTAGTTAAGGAGTTGAAAGATGGAACAAATACCGTTTCCAAATAAGAAATATCAGATTGTATATGCTGACCCACCGTGGTCTTTTTCTAGCAAAGAACTACAAAAGTATGACGGGAAAAGATTTACCAGTATGGATAAACACTACCAGACACAGAGTAAAGATTGGATAAAGAATTTGCCAGTGAGCAATATAACCCAAACTGATTGTGCTTTATTTTTATGGTCTACTGACGCTCATTTAGGGGAAGCTATCGAAACTATGGTAAATTGGGGGTTTAAGTATATAACGGTTGCTTTTGTTTGGGAAAAACTAACTGCAACTGGAAAAACAGTAGCGAATCTTGGTGCTTGGACAATGAAAAATTATGAGTTGTGTCTGTTCGGCACTAAAGGAGCGATGTTAAAGTATAAAAAAGTTAATAACATATATCAGAAGGTTGCAGCGGAAAGAACAAAGCATAGTAGAAAACCAGAGCAAGTAAGGAAAAATATTGAGCTTCTTTTTGGTGATTTACCACGAATAGAGCTATTTGCACGACAAAAGACAGAGGGGTGGGACGTTTGGGGCAATGAGGAATAGATGAATAAAAAATGGATTATTCTTAGTATTCTTTTATTTGTAATATCTTTAATCCTATTTAGATATTTCCTCTTCGAGAGTCTTGATAAGCTAATTAAATCACTTTGTTGGTGGTAAAGGAGGCTGGGGGTAAGTAAGTGACGACTCGCCTCTGGCCTCGGTTCATTATTGCCTTCCGATAAAGATCTTCCGTAAGTATATATCAAACTTCATTTTACCACGTTAAAGCATTGACAAAGCGGGGCTTTTCTGCTATACTATAAATTAAGAGATACAATGAAAGGTGGATGGCATGAGCCTCGAGCTGCAATTAAGGGAACTTTGCAATGTCGTCCTGGAGTGCTTTCCGGAGGAAATCGGCAAGGGCGAACCGCCTCAAGCCAAAGGCGAATCGGCCGTCAAGGTGGCCATCAGGCTGTTGAGAAGATATCACAGCGAGATGCAAGGAGTCAAAAATGGAACTAAACTCGCCGGAGCTGTTAGAGATTCTGGCCTGTCCGAAATGCAAGGCTAAAATCAGCGTCATTGAAAACAGGCTGGTATGCGAGAATTGTAAGCTGGTCTATCTAGTCGAGAACGGCGTGCCGATAATGCTCAAGGAGGAGGCGAAGCCATTGTGATAATTGGTGATATCCTGTTGTATTTCAATAAGTTGACTAAGCTTGGCGCCATATACAAAAGGAATTGCATAGACCCTAGAAAGGTTATTGGATTGCCAGTGACTGAAGGTGGGGATTATCTAGGCAAGATAATAGGTCGAGTAGAGGATTGTATAATTGACAAGGATTGTTTGAAGGTTGTGGTTTATATTGAGGATAAGGACTTTTACGCCGACTTAAAAAACAAAGTTCTTCGACCGGTATTTCAAATAAATGAGCAGGAAATTCAGAGGGATGGCACGGTCTTAATCAAGGATGTCACAGTGATTCAGGTGAATGCCATTTCTGAGAAATTTGATATTTACAATAAGAAAGAGGTGGAAGATGACCAAGAAGGCAAAGAGAAAAACAAGAAAAAAGATATTGATTAATTTTATCCTGGATGAGACTGGCTCGATGCTTAACATTCAAGATAAGACAATAAGCGGCTTCAACGAGTATGTCGCCTCGCTGTGCAAGAAGAACGAGGATGATATCCGGATGACGCTGACGAAATTCAACAGTACAAAGGTAGATATTGCATATGCCAATAGGCCGATTAAAGAGGTCAAGAAGTTATCACACGCGACCTATCGACCTGATGCACTCACACCTTTGTACGATGCAATAGCCAAGACGATAAAGAGAATCGAGAAGGATGTGACTAAGAGAACAAATGTACTGACGGTAATCATGACCGACGGATATGAGAATGACTCCAGGGAATACAAGCGAGAGGATATATTCAAGATGATAAAGGACAAAGAGCAGGTCGGCTGGTCGTTTGTCTATCTTGGCGCAAACCAGGATTCCTGGGCAGCAGGGCAAGCCATGGGATTAAAAAAAGGCAATGTTGCAGATTATAACCAGCGGAGAACAAAGCGTACATTTAGGGTATTGGCTGGTGCGACAATGGGATACGCAATGAGCGTATCTAGTGGCACATCGGCGTCGACATCGTCAGCTTCGATCAATAGTTTTTTTAGTAAAAAAGATAAAGAGGAATTAAAAAAAGGAGGCGATCAAAATGTCAATGCCAAGTAATTCGGACTGGGGCAAGAACTACATTCCAGGTGACTGGAAGATAACCACGAGTAAAAATGCCAATAATTCCATCACTTGGACAGATTGGCAAGAGTCAATTTCATTAAATGAAGAGACGCTTAGGCGAGCAGTGGATACATTGAGAGATCCAGATTCAAGAAGGCCTACAGGCGGGGCGACCTTAGATTTAATCAAGCAAAGCATCCGTCAGATCAAAGCCGGCGCGGTGGGAAAGACAGCGCAGAGACGGGTCGAGACCAAGGCGGAAAGGCTAAGAAGATTGGGCCTGGAGTGTCAAGCGATCATTGTCGAAACCGAGCTGAGCTTGAGAATCAAGCTGGCCAGGATTCAGGAATGGGATTATAAGGTGTTGCCATATGAGGCGATCAAAAACTATGAGCGCAATGGCCGCAACTGGGATGGTCATGGTGGACGTATCGTGGTCCACATCGATGCGCTCGATAAATACACCGGCTTCATGCAAGGCGAGGTCGTATCGTCAGACAGGATAGTGCCAGATTTCGTGCTAGACAAGCTCGAGGAGGCAACCGAGCGGCAGGTGTTCGATGAATTCAGGGTGCTCTGGGTTGAGAAGGTGAAGGACCCATTGCTTTTAGGTACGATTCAGGGCTGCCAGGATTATTTCCTGATATGCGAATGGGGGCAGGACGTGAGCTTCGACGATATTATGAAAGGCAAGAAGAAATGAGATGGGCAAAGACAAAGTCATTTCCGTGGTATATACTAACATGTCTTTAGAACAATTGGTCCCCGAGCACAGACCTCCGCAGTGGCATTACGACAAGCTCTTCAATTCAATCCTAAAGCATGGCATTCAAGACCCGCTCGTTGTGCATCGACACAACAATATTAATAAAATCGTCTTCGGCAATACGCGCTATGTGGTGGCAAGAGATTTAGGCTATGATATCCTGCCTGTGATTGTCGTGAATTTCACCTCCAGTTCTATATTAATTGACGGCGAGAAGGTCACGGTTGACAATGTGAAAAGTTTTTTCGGCAATCGAGACCAAGGTGTAGAATTGAGCTTCAGAGACGGATTCATCATCAGGGCGGTTGTAAGAGGTGGTTGGGAGAAGGGTTGATGCATAGAATAAAATCGAATATTTTAGATGGCGAAGAAATTTGGTTGCTTGAGGCACATGAGACATTAAGCGACCTGGAGGGCAAGGATGACCTGGTGGCATACACTATAGATGAGCAGCGGTTTATCCGTGGCTCGTCGCCTGAGTTCGTGAGATTATTCCATATAGCAAAGAAAGAATTGAAATGCACGACAGAGGAGGTAACGGATGGGAAAGGCACAAAAAGAGTTAAAGGTTATAAGCAAGGGCGTGATACAAATAGACAAAGAACATCAAGTCAAGTTCGGCGTCCAGCAACCACTCATTTTAACACAGCAGAATTTGTTTCTCGTGACAAAGACGCTTTTGAATTCTTTAGGGATTATAGAGATTTTAAGAAAAGAAGTGGCGGGGTTGAGGACTGAATTGGCAGATTCGAAGCTAAAAAGGGAGACAGGACGTGAAGAACCAATGTCCGGCATGTGACAGTCAGGAAACGATCAAATTTCCACCTCGAAATACCGATACAATACACAGCATACCATATGAATATGATGATAACGGCAATATCAAGAAAAGAATATTTTTCGTCGCGTGTGCTAATTGCGGGAATAGCTATGTGAGGATTCAATAATGCCTTGGAATTATGAAATCAGACATCCGCAACAGAACATCAACCATGGCGAGTTGATGACATTGCTAAAGGAGATGCAAAAGAGGATTGAAAATTTAGAATATACAGTAATATTATTGTTGCAACCGTCAGCCATTGAAACTATAAATAACTCAGTAATAGAAAAGATTAGAAGAAGCTTAAAAGATATACCTTTTTTAGATGAGAAAGAAATTTTCAAGGAGGACTGATGGAAGAGGAAAAAGATGATATATTCGAGTGGAAGCTGGAGATTAGACGTGCATTCAATGGCTATATCCTGAAAGGCAATTTTCATGGCGAGGACATATCAGAGATGGTCGTTGCAGAAACTGATGATGAACTAGCGGGTATGGAAGCGATGTTGACTGCAGTCAAGGAGTATTTCGGGATATTTTATGATGACCATGCCAAGAAGAATTTGATAGTTGAGATTAGAGATGGACAGGGCGTTTAAGGAAAATTGCGTTTTATGCAGGCTTGCGCAAGGCGATGTCAAGACAAAACTTTATTGGCAGGACGACGAGTGGATTCTGGTGTCATGCCTGACATGCAAGGTGCCTATGCTCGTCTTCAAGAAGCATGGCAAGAAGGTCGCATTGAGCGCGGCAGTCGAGCAGATATTCAAGGCGCATGTAGATGATGTGGATAACCACAGCAATTATTACGTGGATTATTACAACAAACAGATACGCAACCATCTCCACTGTCACTATAGGAGGCGATAATGCCGACATTTAAAGGTATTCCACCTAGCGGAAGGTTAAAATTCGACTATTCGATTTTATGCCCTGAATGCAGGATGAAGTTCAAGAAGGTATTCAAGCGGGACGATGCAGGCAGATTGAATATGCGCGACCTGCCAACCGCATGCAAAGAGTGCCAGGCGAAGCTAGAGGCAAGGATGCGGATGGCGCCTAGGTAAGATGGAGATTGTAGATTATTTAGAACAAATAGAGAACGAAAAATACAAAGATTCTCTCTTGGAGCTATATTCGAACATAGAGAGTAGGCTCAAGTCATTCCCCGCGGCAATCAGATGGCATCACAGTGAAAGTGGCGGATTGTATAGACATATAAAGGAAGTCTTGGAGATTATTATTGAGCTTTATGAATGCTTCAAGGGAGAACTGTTGAAGATAGATATTTCCAAGGATGATGTGATTCTTGTCGCGTTCGTACACGATTTAGAGAAGCTGGATAAATATGTTAAGAATAACAGCTATAATCCGCAGAAAAAATATGAGAAAGGATATAAGGAGACTGAGTTTTCATACAACTACAAGAAGATAGACATGAACGACACCGCCCAGATAGTCCGGATATGCGCGCAATATGGAATAATTTTGTCCAATATGCATATCAATGCCATCTCGTTTCATCATGGGGGATGGAGTGCTGATAGAGGTAGATTGCAGCCTTTGGCGGCTTTGTTGCATGCCGCCGATTTGATCAGTGCGACATTTTTTAAAAATGAATAAGCTTAAATCCCTTTCGGAAACAGCAGAAATTTTAGAAATCCATCCTAGCACTCTGCGCGCCTGGGCACAGGCCAAGATTGTGCCTTACTATCGGATGGGCAAGAAGTATTTCTTTGACCTTGATGCGATGAAAAAATCTACTCTTTCCAAGGCGGAGGCCTCCTCTTTGGCGGCGCAGCAGCTCACATCTCAACACAATGGCGTCTCTATCCTTAACGGCTATCTTCAGGTCTATGTCGGCAAGCATCCTATGGCAAACAAAAGAGGCTATGTTCCATTGCATCGGCTCATTATGCAAGGCCTATTAGGTAGGTTACTTGAAATGAATGAGATTGTGCATCATAAAAATGGCAATACCTTGGACAACAGGATTTGCAATCTTGAGCTATTCAAATCGCTGGGCGAGCACAACGCGGAGTATTCCGTATTAGGGAGCTACAAGTGATTGAATTTGAATGTTCGATCTGTGGTTCAAAACAGGCGCATAGAATCAGGAGATTCTTCGCGGAATTAAAGCAATACAAGGAGTCCGAGAATATATTCGAGCTGAAGAATTTTATGTACGATTCGATGCTGATAGTGAGGGCCTGTGCTGACTGCCACACGATGCGGGCTGATTGGGAGAAGATCTCTGAGTCGAACGCTACGACGGAGGCGGACAAGGCAAGGGTAAAAGAGTTATTAGGTAATGAGACTTTTACAGAAGAGGACATAGTTGAAGACAGAGGAGAATACAGTTGAAGATTAAATTTCCAGGCTTTATGACATTAAATCAATGGCGGGCCTTTAGATGCCCTTTTAGGAATATAGGTAGTTGTCTATGTACAGAATGTTCATTCTTTGGCGTAAAGACAAAAACAGTAGTTGATCCAAACACGAAGGAAACCATAGAGATAAATGATTTAGATAAAAATAGTCAACCTCAATATATCTGCGGTATTAATCTTTGGCTTCAGGGAGTTGCGGATAATATAAAGGAGAAATAATGAACCTTAAGCCTGTGAATGAGCGATTGCTTGTTGTTCCCAAGGAGATGGATGCAAGAATCGGCAGCATCGCTGTGCCGGACACATACCGAACCAAGCAAGACGAAAAGCCTGAGGTGGGCTTTGTCGCCGCAGTGGATGACAGCGAGGACAGGGAAGAGCCGTCGAAATACAAAAGAGGCGATAAGATTGTGTTCAACAAGTTCGCTGCCACTGACATAGTCTATCGAGACAAAGATTCTAACAAAGAGGTGAAGTACCTGATTATGCTCGAATCGTCTGTCCTGGCCGTCTTCGAATACGTCGACGATGCGGAGCGGGATATGTATTTGGCGAAAGAGAAGGTATGTGATGCAGATGCGTCAGCCGTTTGATGCTCGTAGATGCATAAGGTCGCAATTAAGAGAGTGCAGATGGCGCGAGAAGATTAATAATAATTTGTATTGTATAGTTGTTGGAGAGGATAAACCATGCATAGACAGGGAGGCAGAGATGGAAGAATTAAAGATTGAAAGAAGCAGGGTGCAGGAACAGGGGCAGAAGGATATCGAGATGGTTTCTGGAATGGTCAAGACGCTGACCGATTTTCTGGATAGGGTGCCGTCATCTGATGTTTTGGATAGGATAAACGACGCCTGCGGGCATATGAGAAAGGCCGTGATATTGATGAAGAAGGCTTATAGATTGGAGTGATGATGATCTGGATTAAATTGTGCGGGATGTGGCTGTTTTGCGATGGCTTGTTTTCTATCCACACATACTGGGGCATAGAGGGATTTAGAGAACATTATATTCGAGCGATAAGGCTGGTAGTGGGATTATGTCTAATGATTTGGGGATAAAGAAGATAGCGAGAGTATTTCCGACAAAGACTAATATGTGCCCTAGAGATAAAGACGCTTATTTCGGAGAGCCTGATTTATTTACTCCACAATATGATGAAGCGCATATATCAGTTACTTTTACTTGGGATATTAAGAAGGCGTATGATTTAGCTTATGCTTGGAAAATTTATGCGAAAGAAGTGAAATTAGGGGGCTGTGCCTTTAATGATAGGGGCAATGGATTTATTCCAGATTTATATGTAAAGCCAGGATGTGTTTTTACATCAAGAGGCTGTATATTTGATTGTCCCTGGTGTTTTGTGCCGAGGCGTGAAGGAAAGATTCGTGAGCTTCCTATTTTGTCAGGCAATATAATAATGGATAATAATCTTTTAGCCTGCTCGAAATCTCATATTAAAAATGTAATTAAGATGTTAAAGACTCAGAGACAGATATCATTCAATCAAGGCCTAGATAGTCGTCTGATGACTGATTGGTTTGTAGAGGAAATTAGAGGTTTAAAAATAAAGGATATATGGCTAGCTATGGATTATGATGGAGCAGAGAAACCATTGCAAAAAGCTGTTAATAAATTAAAGAAATATTTTTCTAGAGATAAAATCCGTTGTTATGTACTTATTGGTTATGAAGATGAGACATTGAAACAGGCTGAGATGAGATTGCGAAAAGCATGGGAGATAGGTACATTGCCTTTTGCTATGTTGTATCGAGACGAAAATGGCAAAAAGAGATCATTAGAATGGCGTAGATTTCAACGTAGTTGGTGTAGACCTGCGGCCATTAAAGCGATGATGAAGGAGAATATATGAACTGTCATTATTGCAATCTTTGGAATAAGGAGGAGGCCAAGCTAGGTCGCTTCGCATGCGACGCGAAGCTCGCAGATATGATTGACACGGCCTGCCTTATGAAGCATTATATCGTCGTCTCAACGGCATTGCTTGAGGCGATAAGGATAAGCGAGGTGGAGCGTCGGCACCTGCAGGAGTACCGCGCGCGGATGGAGAATCTATTGGGGAAACTCGAAAATAGATTAGACTAGGAGGTATATTTGTTTGATAAAAAGATTGTCATTTTGGTGTTATCTATTGCGATGATAATCTTTATAGTCATCGTATTTGCCTTCTGTGGCATAGAAGGTATTATAGAGCTTTGGTGGCGATAATAAATGGCAGATGATGATAAAAAAGATAATTCCGTAGACGACAAAAATATAAAGACCTGGTTTGACGAAAGAGGCAGGCTTAAGGACAAATATGGCGACAAGCCAGTAGAGAAAATACCTGAGTTCGAGCCGCCATCCGAAAAGAGAGTTGATGAGGCTAAAGAGGAAAAAAGAAAGGTTCTCTCTCAGGACGGTATGGATTTATCCAAAGTCTCGGACCTCGAATACTTATATGATATCTTCAATCCTAAATTCGATAGATATGGCTCCTTGGATTATCTCAAGAAGACCCGCGAGCGGATGCTCAAAGATGGTTATCTTGACACTCCTACCTTAAACGAATTTCTTTTCTATTCTACACTATCCCGTAGACTTCAGGTTGTGTATCAAAGGATGCATGCCGCGCTGGATCAGCACTCAGGCCCTGAGGAGGCGCCTGAAGACCTAGGTTTTCTTAGTGACATGCAGAAGATTACAGATCGCATCACCAAGTTGCAGCAGGCTCTGGACGTACAGAAAGACAGGTCAGAGAAGGTGCGTGATATAATGGATTTGCACCAGGAGACCATGGAAAAGGCCGAGAAGTACCTGACGCAGCATCTGGGCGAGTTTGCCACAATACATCCAGATGGCAATATTCTGTCGGACGATGCCAAATTGCACTGGGCGTTTGTAAGGGAGGTTATGAAAGATAGTGGAGAGGTGGAGACTGTGATTTGGTCTGAGGAATTGATGCATCTATTCAAGAAGAAATTGATACCGATTGAATATGTGGCGTTTGCGCTCCGCACCTCGCCCGAGGGCTTGCAATGGATCGCTAAGAAGCGCGGGGAGAAACTGCCGTACTTCGATATCATAAAGGCAGAGAACAATCTGAGGGAATTAATGCTTGAGATGGAGGACAAACGCAAGGTAGACATAAAGCAATGAGAGAGCCTACACTAAAGCAAGTTTTGGCGTATTATATTATCTTTAAAAGTACGATTATGTTTCGGGACTTCTGGTTGCCCAAGGCCTGGGGTAAGGTCTACAAGACCAGATATTATCAGTATCCGATGGCCCTAGCTAAGGATGCCGTAGTGATTGGAGGTAGATCCTGGGGCAAATCAGTGGATTTGGAATCAACCATCTTACAGAATGCGCTTAACATACCTGCTGTTGAATCTTTATTGAGCGCTTTCCGCAAGATTCATATCAGGGATAGGCTGGAGAAGGTGATTAGTTATTTGACCGCTGTGAAGTATTTCCGTAAATTTTTGGCCGTTGGTTCAGATAAGACCACAAAGGGCGCCGTGAGGCGCCATCCTACATATGAGATAACATTGAAGAACAGGCATGTTATTTATGGCGTTTCTACCGGCGATGATCCTATGGCGATTATGATACAGGGGCTCCATCCGAGATGCCGGTATATCGAAGAAGCGTCAGCATTTAGACGAGATGCCTGGATAAAATTCCAGGCAGCTCGAGACCCTCAGATGGTTATTGACCGTATCTCAGGGACCACTGATGGTTTTATTGATTCGCCTTTTTTTGACTGCGATACCAAGATTTCAAAGTTCGAAGGCAAACGATTTCATGTCTCGCGCCGTATGGAGCCATGGTTTGATCGAGGCATAATGAAGGAATGCGTTGAGACATATGGTGGCGAGGATACAAACGACTTCATCCAGCAGGTCGATGCTATGCATGGTGAACCTGTCTGGGGGCTCTGGAATGAGAAGGACATCATGCAAAATATCGACAAGACGCAGCATCCGCAGTATCATGGCATGCCTCTGAATAAATTACAGACTATAAACATCTCCGCGGAGGACTATAAAGGTAAGGTCCCGGAGCAAGTGCTATGGGAACTGCCGCCGTTGCCAGAGAGCGACCTCGAGGTCATACTCGGCATCGATGCCGGCTATGTCTCGCCTACAGTAGTGTTGCCTTTTTTCTGGTACAAAGGCAAATGGAATCTGAGATGCCGAATCAACTTGATAGACAAGATGATTCCGGACAATCAGGCTGAGATTATAGATTCTATCGCGGATAGATACAGTGCGATTATCATAGCATTTGATACTACATCTGCGGACGGCAGGTCAGTGGCACAGGCGTTGGCCAATCCCAAACGACGCGAGTTTGTCAACAAGAATTATCAGGAACGAATCGCATGGGTGAATTTCAATTCGGTCGAGATAGTAGGCTACAAGGACGTGACTAGTTTCTCTAGGGGTAAGGAGAGATCGGTATACAAGGAGATTCACCAGAAGATAAAATACTTTGCCACTGACGAGCTGCACAAAAAGTTTGCCAATATGTTCTTCAATATTTATCACGACGAGGATTTATTAGCCGAGTTTAATGCGGAGCACCAGAAGCAGAGCCCTACCGGCAATATGCTCATTGTTACGCCTTCCAATGTGCATTTGCCAGAGGCCTTCAGATGCTTTGCCTACGGTTGGTGGAAAAAATATGGACAAAAAATCGACATGCCCAAACGGCGACAAGCCGAAGATTACGGATTCGCATTGCCAGGATATGGAGACAGTGGAATCTCGGTCTTCGGGCGTGGATCGCGCGGCACTAGTACAGAGTTTGGTTGATGACATAGGCATTTCCAACGGCGATATAGAGATTAGGGTCCAGAATGGAAACTGGGTATATGTCAGGTTTTTTGTGGGCTTTAAGAGGAATGAGGAGGCGGATTTTCAAAATTTTGGCTTTTATCTGCAAAAGGGTAGTTGACAAACTTGCTATTTTATGTTAGGATTAAACTGGATAAGTATAAATAAAGGCTGTTTCTGGTCAGGTTGACCTGAAGGAATCAGCAGCGATATTTTTTTATGCATCGAGATTGGGGCTACAATCTCTCAGTAACCAATCTGTAGAAGCCCTATCCCTTTAGGGATAAGGGAGTAGTCACATAGTCTCGGTGGTATAGTACCTATAAGCCGAGCGCGGTATTACTAATGTCTTTAGGGGGATTGGGCATTAGCGATACCCGCTCGGCTTTTTTATTTTACAGAAATGTCCAACAACAATAATCCAAAACAAAAGCAGAAAAGAACACCGTTTATCAAAGATGACAGTAATCTAATAAAGGCGATATCCAACGAGACGCATGTGCTCTGGGGCTCGATGCCCGCGGAGGAAGAGGCGCGCTACGCCTATGGAATCACAAAGAACAAAGACGGGAAGCAATTCATAAAGACCTCCCGTACCGACTACGGCCGGCCAATCGACATCCGCATCCCCTATGGATACCACGCCCAGGTCAAGAAGTCCTGGGAGATGTATAGCATGGATAGGATGTTCCGGTATATGATTGACCGTTGCATAGACTTTGGCGCAAACGGCTTCGAATGGGAAATTCCATTTCAGGTGCCACCTAAGGAGTCGCTATGGGATTTTCTCCAGACCCGCCAGATCAGCAAGTATGTCGCCAAAATAGAGCGTCAGAAAGAAGTCTGGAATTTCTGGGCCGCGAATGTCAACACACGCACATCGAATATCCTGCCTGGTATCGATGAGATAAACAAGTGGATTTTCAAGCAGTTGCTTCTAGGCGCGATGTGTCCTCTGGAGTGGCAGTGGAAGCAGGTGGAGATAAACGGCGAGACATACGAGCTACCTATGAAGATGACGAACTACAATACGCTGTCCACTGTGCTACGCAAGAACGTCAATGTATTTGGCAACGAGCAGATTTACATCAAGTTGAATCCCTATCAGCTGAAGCAAACCATCCAGCCACATGCGGATATCACCAGGCAAGTATCCACATATTCCCAGCCTAAGGATAATAGCCCAGAGTGGCACAAGGTGAATATGTTCGGCCTAGGCAATGGGAATCCGAAGACCGAGGGCTTCGCAATCAAATACAATTGGTCGCCGGGCGATAACACCACATTGATATCCGGCACGGCCGTTACGGTCGGCTCTGGCCTATATCCTATCCCGCCGTTTCTAGGTTTGTATGAGACGTTGATGTTAAGGCGTGCATTGCATGCCGCGGATCTGGCCATACTTGATGGCGTGATCAATTATATAGTCGATTGGGAGATTGGCGATGCTACGACTGATGCAGATGGCAATCTGGTCAACCAGCCGAGGCCCGAGCGCAAGAGCGCGGCCGGCGCGGTGATTGAGAAGTCGACGATTGACCTGGTCAAGGAGATGATAACCGAGAGCACTCGTGCCAATGTGATGCAATTGTTTCATCCTTATTATATCAAGCTGAACATCAAGACACCTGATGTCACGTCTTTGATTTCGATTGAAAAGTATATTCATCCTACTGTTGAGATATTGAATGCCTTCGGGATATTCCTTTCGCCTACAGACAGGCGAGTGAACTTTACCGATATCAACATCGCGAATTTCGAGCAGATGCTCGACAATATAAGGCGCAATCATATCAAAAGATTCTGGGAGACATTGTGTACCGAGATAGTCAGGAGGAATCCAAGGAAGTTCAATGCGGTGCCCAATATGATATTCAATCCCTTGAATACACAGGACGAGGGATTCAGGGAGGGTCTGCTTGAGCTCACTCGGTTCGGCAAACTGTCTGGCGAGTCGTTACTCCAAGCCTTCAAAAAGGATAATAAGACCGAAGTGAGCAGGATTGCAAAGGAGCTGCATTCGGGTGAAAAGGCTATGATGGATGAGAACGTGCCTGTAAGCTATGTGCAAAGGGCGCAGGCGGCAAGGGGCAATGTGTCGCAAACCGAGATAACCCCATTGCAGCAAGAAGGCAGGCCTAAGAAGCCTAAGAAAAAAAAGAGAAAAGAGGAGGAGGACTGATAAATGGCAAATGATTATACTGTAAATCCATTAGCAATTGATACAGCCGCTGAAGGCACCACTATGGATATACGCATAAAAGCTATCATTGTGGTGGCTTCCGATGATACATGGCGAGTAACATTGCACGATGCGTCAGGCGGTAATCTGATTTACGATAGAGCATCTGATATTACAAACGATAGAGGTTGTGCTGATTATATAGGTGGTGTACCTGTTACTGGAGTTTATCCAACGACATTGACTGATATTACAAA